CCGCCAGTGGTCTGTGCGCGATCTACCATCTGCTCGAACACATCTGCCTTTGCGTTGCGACTCCACAAATTCCTAGCAGTGCGAAGTTCTCCAATTCCGGCTTGATTACCAGCAACAAGGTCAGGAGCACCTAGATTGTTTACATACCTATCAATTTGACCAACAATAATCCGTCCTAGCCTACGTTCATCTCGTTCATTTGATGCCGCCGCACCAGACGCAACACGGCGAAGGATTTCAAGCTCATCCAATGTTCGTGGTTGCTGCCCTTCTTGTTGCAGTCTATTCAATACTGCTGCAACACGAGGATGCAAACCAGCATCAAACCCAGCATTTGTTACTTGCTGGGTGATGCCTTGCACAGCATTCTGCAAACTATTAGGCGAAACAATCACACCGGCTTGCGTTGCTCGATCATATGCGTTTTGCGATTCTGTACGAACAGCGGCACGAGTCGGGGCAACCTCTTGCTCGCCCCTTCTGGCGCCAACAGCACCTCCAGTCAGCATACTGGCAATCATTCCGGCGACTGGCGACTCCGTAACCTCGCCAACTGCTTCACCAACAGGAGCGGCGACCCCACCGGCAACAATTTGTGCGGACGGTTGAGCAGCAGCAACTCGAGCAACCTCTCGGCCCGTTGGAGTGATAGCAGTGGTTGCAAGCCTTGCAGCACCAGGGATCTGTGCAATTGGAGCCGCAACACCACCGCCAGCAGCTTGAATCATTTGCTCAGGCAATGTCTCAGCTTTTGGCAAACCAATCATCGTCCCAAGCGACTCGATGCCCTGCATTGGCGTTGGAATTTGATATTTCTGCGGGGCAATCATGTTGTAAAGCTGCGTAAGTGCCTCAGCCGCAGGAACAGCAAGACTTCCAGCAAGCATACCGGGAGTGCCAAACGGAGCACCAATCGCTGCACCAGCAGCAATAGGCAATGCTCCTCGCGCTGCAAGACCAGGAATGCGACCTGCACGTTCTAGCGTTGGCCTGCCAGCAGTTGCTGCGTCAAGGATTTCTGTTGGAGACGCCCCGGTTTTAATTGACTCTGTTACTTTCGACGATAGGTTGTTGTCGGTAATAAACTGGACAATTTCAGCGTCCGAGTAACCTTGAGCCCGAGCAGAGGAAATCTTTTCTGACAAACTAGCCATGATTACCTCCAAATTTCACGCAAAGACCTACGCTTCTCAGGCTCAACAACAACTCTTGTTTCAAACACTGTGCTTAGCGTTCTGTTTGGGCCGAAATCAGATTCATACGAATTACGCAGCAACCCTAGACTCTCGTCTGACACAACAATAAGTTGCCTAAGTTGTTCTCGGATAGCGTCAAAACTTTGCGACTGGCTGAGGTTCGCTTGAATATTTTCAAACCTAGCACCCTCTCGTTCTGTTACGCCGCCAACCCCTGAGCCTGATGGAGATGCGTTCCTAAGTGCTTGCAATCCAGCTGTGAAAGACCGATTACGGAGATTTTCAAGTTGAGCAGCAGCGTCAGCAGCCGCCGAACCTTTGACTGCTGCCATCATTTCGCCACCCAAACCGACCGCTTGTCTCAACCCTTGCTCATTGTTAAGCAGTTTTTGAGCGGTATCACGCAAATCTCTAATGTCTCGGACAGATTGAACCGTAGCACCCAACACTTTTGGCTGAGCGGCTTTGAGTTCATTCCTAAATTTAAGCGGAACACTCAGGTTGCTTACGGAAGGGTTATCAACACTTGCTTGAACGAATGCAGGCTCGCCAGCAACCGGTTGAGCCACTGCTGACGGTACAGGCTGAGCCACCGCAGGAGCAGCTTGAGCAGGAGCAGCAACTTGAGCAGGAGCGCCGCCCAATACTCTACGTCCAAGTGAACGAATCTCTCCGGTAAGGTCTTGCCCAGTTTCTGCTTTGATTGCTTCAGCTTTCAGTGCCAAATCCATCAATTGTGCTGGACTAGGTTGCTGTTGGAAATTAAACGCTTCTGACAATTGTTCAGGGCTGAGATTTGTGGTCTTGCCAAAATTGACTTGGGCGTAAATCAACCCAGAGTCAGCCAACTTCGGCGCAGTAGAAGCAGTCCACACAACCTTTGGCTCGGCCCTGCCAGTTGGATCGACTTGAATGACAGTCCCATCAGGAAGTTTTTCAAATTTAAACTTTCCTGCGCCAGCGGCAACTTCTTGCAATGCGCCAGTCGGAGTGCGCTCAAACAACCGTTCTTCGGCGCCGAGTTTGATTTGTTCTGGAGCAGTAAATTTGCGGAATGTTTCTAGTGCAGGCAAGATTTTAGCGGCAACACTAGGAGCGCGAGTCAACAAGGCTTGCAGAACATTGGGGTCGATCTGCGGTTGACCCGTTTGCATAGCAGCGCCAGGAAGTAGGTTGCCTTCATCATCCCGCATCGGGAATGCAGTGCGCTCACCGTAAATGGTAGGAGCCTGCGCTCCGGCACGAAGGATCTGCGGCATCAACGATCTTGCTGCTTCTTGCTCTTGCAATGCTCGCTGTTGCTCTGCCAGCTTCTGCGCGATCTGCTGTTCTTGCAGCCGCTGAGCATAGACGTTCTGCGCCATCTGCTGACCAGTCGCCAACCCCTGCGCGATACCAGCACCGAGACTCGGCCTAGTAGTTGACGGGGCTGCGGCTTGCAACAACCCCATGCCGATACCAAGCAAACCCTGTCGCTGGGCTTGTTGCTGAAGTAGATTAGCCTGCTCCTGCCCTAACAGACCGGGAAAGTAGGACGGTGCTTGCGGGAACAACTGAGCGAGAATTTCATCCATGTCACAACAGCGAAAGTCGCCGCCTCTCAGTAAGTTTAGGTTCCAACAAACTAGCAAGACCACCGTAGTTGACTGCCTGGGGCTGTCCTCTGCGGATTCCTGGTGCCTGCATCGCGGCTCGAGGCTGAGCCTGACGCAGCATATTCATTGCACCGCCGAGTGATGGCATACCACCACGCATCATGATGTCCTTTGCTTGCGCCTTTGCAAGTTCTTTCCCTGCTGCTTCCTCGTATCCAATCATTCCACCAAATGGACTATACATAGACGAGCCAGATGCCCCAGAGCCAATGCCAGTGTAGTCACCACCCATTGAGGCTCGTGCGATTGCCTCATTGTTAAACACCGGGATCGTTTCCGCTGCCGGATAAGCATTCACGGGAACCACATCAACCGGCATCAACCCGGACGGACCCATTGGCTGGTTTGCAAGAAACGCTGGCATAGCGTCAGCCGCCATTGCTCCTTCTGCCGCCCCTAGCGCACCGGCTTCCGCTGCTCCCGCCGCACCCGCTCCACCCAACAAAGCGCCGGCCCCGCCGCCTAGTGCAGCACCCATCATGGCACCCTTCATCGGGTCATCCCTGTTGAGCGCAGCACCAGCGACCGCACCCATAATGATCGGTTCCATTCCACTCATGGTCGGCTCCCAAATCCACCCAACAGACCGCCAGCAGCAGCACCAGCACCACCGTATCCCTGCGGAGCACCGAGAGCGTAGCCAGCAGCAGCACCGCCCAGCGCACCAAGCAGCGGATTACCGATTACTGGTTGAGTCGCCATCATCCCTGACGGGGCGCCATACACAGACCCGAGAAAGCTCTGCAAGGCTTGATAGGGTGCCAGTTGCCCGTAATTGAATCGAGCAATGTCTGCTGCCATCTGCCGCTGTTGATAGTCCTCCGACATCGCCCCGACGTTAGCAAGCCTCTGGATGTCACCGTATTGAGTCTCAGCCATCGCAGGAGCACGAGTCGCTGCGGCTTCTTGCATGGATCGCTCACGAGCGTAGTTTTCGTAAGCCAGCTTCCCAGCAATATCCGACAGACCCGTCGCAAGCGCACCTTCTGCTCGACCTTCCATTTGACCCATCGCACCTGACCCGTATCGGCCAGCAGACGATGCAGCAGACCTAGCGCGGTTGATAGCATCGATGTACGTCTGTTCAACGGGTCGTGCAGCCGCTTGGAAGGCTCCTTGGAAGAACGGAGACCCCCCAAGGTACTGCCCCCCTACCGTTGCCTGTTGCTGGCCTAGCGCGGCTTGTGTGAGCGGAGAACCCATCCTCGCACGATCAGCCGCGGCTTGCATGGCTTCCGTAGTATAAGCACTCGGCCCGACATAGGTCTGACCGGGGTAATACTGCGGCTGTTGACCTTGATACAGCCGTTGAGCCTCGCTCAGACCGTAAGCAACGTAAGGTTGCAACGTCGGATCAAGCTCCGTCCGACTGACTGTTTGACCACCACCACCTGCCATGTCACACCTCTGCTATCCACTTTCGCGGACGAAATCCGTACTTTTTAGCCACCCGCTGCCAGCCAGGACGATTAGAGTCAAACGATATTTTACGCGCTCCACCCTGTCTGGCAATCGCAAATAATTCAGCCATCCCGTCATCCATCATCCACGCACCCCAACCGCACCAAACATGAAGCGTATCGCCCTGCGGTTGAACTACTCCAAACCCATCCCCCAGCAGAAACAACATCGATCTTCCAGCGAAACAGTCAGCGTAAACATCCTCTGGAATCCAAGGCTCGTTACTTGCCTCTTTAACCTCCAACAACCCAGGTCTAACTTGATCCCAGACTGACCGCAATTCCTCCGGTTTTACGTACCTAGCCAAGTACGACATAACGATAGGTTTTGTCCGCTGTTGCGTTTGCAAAGTGGTTGACTGTGCATTCGCCCTGTAGTTGATTGGATGCGTAAATGTCAGACGAGGATGACTCGTCCACCTTGTTGATCGTGACAATCGCGCTCGGAGTTGACGGTCGTGTCGGACTTGTCTGCGCTGGCAACTGCTCAAGCGTCACATTCGTTGAAGTTGTCGCCCACATGATCTGGACGTAATCGCCTGCCGCCAGTTGGATGTAGTAGTTAAGCGCAGCAATCAGGTGACCGTCCGTCCCGCCATGACTGTTGGGGACTGAAAACTTACTGTTCGACCCAGCAACATCAGTACCGTTCTTGCGAAACCAAACGTCTACGTCTTGGATTGAAACACTGGCGTTGGCAAACTGGAACGAGAACTGGATGTCGTAGATACCAGCAGACCTAACAGTAATCTGCGAGTTGCTGACAATCGCAACACCAACGGCAAAGTCCGTCGTGTTCAACGTAACAGCATAGGCTGCGGTAGTGCTTGCCGCTGTTTGGTCTGTAGTGTCTTGAAACGCCCCGTAAGGCACTGCGTCTGCTATGGCAGCAGCAGAGTAGGGGACGAACAGAATAATGCTGTCAGGACTGATCCTGGCGTCATACAGGGTTGTTGTAGTAGCGTTGCCGGTCGCAAGAGTAAGCAGCCCGACAGAGTTGACCTTGCCGTCAAGAATCCGGTTGACGATTTCGGCAGTCTCTCGCGGATTGCCACCCTGTTGAGGTAGCCGACGAAACATCATCGACCCCCACAGGGAACGAGATCGAGATCAGTACCGACTAGGCTTGACCAGTTGCCAGTTGGTACAACAGACAAACGATGATACTTCCCGCGACTGCGTAGAGACACGCGATTGTCAGAATCAGCAGCAACAGCACTCGCATAGCTGATGTTCCCGTCCAACCGTTTTCTTGACGCTATCGCAATGGTCGCTGATCCACCGTCAATAATCGGCCTTGCAAGCGTTGCGAGAGTCTCAAGACCCTGCGCCTCAATATCGCCAGTCTGCAACTCAGCAGTAAGTGCCGAGCCGCCAAACGAAATGAGTTTAGCACCGCTCACTCCTCCAGCTAACAGCTTTCCACCCACCCAAATGCGAGAGTCTAGGCTTGCAGGAACAGTGTCCAGCGTCGGATACAAAGCACTCAAGGCTTCTAAGTCCGTTCCACTGGTGGCAATCGTCGAGATAAAGTTAGCAGTGGTGTCGCCGTGACTCCACTTATCGGTTGACCAGTTATAAACCAGCAACTGCTTGTTGGCGAAGATGTCTGTAAAGCACCAGCTTACCGTCTTGTTGATCGGGTCTACCGCTGCCGACATCTGGTCAAATTTACCGGGATCGCAGATGTCGAAGAACCACCGATCTATCCGCTCACTCCCGATAGGCTTCGCCTGCTGACCGTCAGTCACATAGAAACCATCGTCAGATAAAAAGTAAGTCAGCGCCCCGTACCGCACGACAGAACGGGACTCATAACACCCAAGAGCAGAGGTGACGTTATCAAACTGGAAGAACAGCGGAGCGCCGACATACGTCATCCGTACAACGGAGCGTTCCAGCAACACGATCCCAAACTCACCGCCAGTGATGCCGCGAATCTCGCCACCGTCTGGAATGTCCTGTGTGTCGGATTGGCTTGCAGCACCAGCAGTCCAGTCGGTCTCGTCGTTGATGTCCGACCAGTACACGCGATTGGGATAGGTCGAAGTCTTGCCTGCAACCACAAAGTCTCGGACGGTCGTTACAAACTGTGCGGTCGGAGCAGCAGCAGCAAGGTCGGCAAAGTTAGACGATGATCCAACCGTCCATGATTGCAGTTTGTCTACACCGTTAGCCCCGATCACCTTCTGACCGAACTGCGTGAACGTCCAGAGAGTCGTTGCCGTGTACGTCGATGCAGTACGCGATACGTCCATCAGATACTTGTACGTTACCGCTGTGCCACCAGACGAGTACGCTGTGAACCCTGTTGAGTTCACCCCGTTCAGGCTGAAAGTATTCGCATCGATCCTGGTGATCGTGTAGGTATTGCCGTTCAATTGAGTCATGCCGACAACACCGGAAATCGTCACCTGCACACCAGTGCGAAACCCGTGACCGGCAGACGTAATCACGCAAGGGTTAGCCTGCGTTGCTCCGGTAATCGTGACGCTTTTCGTCGGGAAATACCGCCAGAGATAGTTAGCACTTGCACCGAACAGAACAGTGTCAGCGACCCAGCGACCAACAAAACAAGTCAGAAGATTTTCGGTTGCAGCGTTGGAGAAATCGGCAGCAGCAGGCATCGGCCCGTAACCTACAAGCGTAGGCAGGACGTTCTTCGCCTCAACCAGACTGTCGGCAATACCCGGACGGTCTGGCGTCCACTGACCGAAATTTACTCTCATGCCCAGGGTAGCGCCGGAGCCACAATCGGAGGATTCTTCTGGTTTTCGATCTGCTGAGCCACCGCAGCTTCAGTGGCGTCCTTGTCAACCCCATTCGCCCAGATCCAGCCGAGCACTTGCTCTTGGGTCAGGCTGGCGTAGGGTGTGAAGGACTCAGGATCAGGAGAAGGCAGCGAGCAGGTGGCGTAGACACGGCCTGTGAAGCCGTCCACCGTGTCCGAGCATTGCCAATGGGCGACGATGCAGACATCCGACAGATCGCCTTCTGATACTTTGCAGTCAAGCTGAGAGATGTTCCAGTTCATTATTTAGCCTCCAGTTGGGCAACACGGGCGCGGAGGGATTGAATTTCAGCGATCAGCAGCGGCACCAGCGAGGAAACATCCATTTGCTGATACTTTGGCGTACCGTCGTCGTTTACTGCATCCTTCTCGCCGGTTACAGCATACGGGGTGACTGCTTGCGCTTCGTGGGCAATCAGCATCGGGCGCTCGACCGTTGCACCCTTCATCTTGCCGTTGTAGACCTTCAGCGCGTCAATCGTTGCACCGGAATTAGCTACCGGGCCGGTGACATCCTTGGCTCGGTAGTCGGAAGTTGTGTTGTAAGCAGTTAAACCACCGGCTCGGTTGTAGGTAATACTGCCGCGAGTTGTAAACGAGGCTTCTGTGCCAAAGGCTATAAAACAATTATCATTACTTGTCGCTTTGTTATGTATAGAAATGCCAAAATAATCATAGCTAGGAAGCGCAATATTTACGGCATTTGTGGCTGATGCTGCGTCAATCGTACATTTTGCACCACTGTCAGTTTGAGTCCCAACCAACAAATTCCCACCGGGTGTGATACGGGCGCGTTCGGCCAAAGTGCCGGAAGTATTTCTAGTGGCAAACAACATCTCGCCAGTATTGGTTGTCAGGCCATCGTTTTGCACTTGAATGTATGCGTTTTCGCTGTTGCCGTTGGCGGTAGCCCAAAAACTTAATCTACGCTGCGATGCAGTGTCGGCAACAAGAGAGAAAGTGCCGCCACGAGAAACCACCTTACCAAAGGTGCTGGGACTAGTTTCCCCCACCCCCAAATTCCCACTAGCATCCAGCGTCATTGCTTGGGTGAAGGAGATCGCGTCGCCTGCGGTGCCGGAGGCTGCTGTGAGCCAAACATGGCTCCCGCTGGCTTGTGCATAGCCCACCGCAGAGGCAGATGTTCGGTAAACCCAATTAGTGTTAAAGTTCCCGTAAGCCGTTTGTCTGGCATTCGTATAAAAGCCGGACTGATCTGTCCCTAATAGCGTGGATAAACTCCACCCGCTGCCTTGCATCGACTGTCCGTTACCCCAAGCACTAGGCGTCACCCCCAGACCGAGGTTGCCGGAGGAGTCGAGGGTGGCTGAAATACCATTACCAGTAATGAATTTCATGGCGTTTGATTCGCCACGAAGACGGACATGACCGTTTGTAGTTCCGGAATCAGTTAGAAAAATATCAGCAGTTGATCCTGAATTATTCAAGCGAATAACAGAACCAGAAACATCCAACTTATACGCAGGCGCATTCGTCCCAATCCCAACATCGCCCGCCGAAGTCACCACAAACGGGCTGCTGTCGGGGTTAGCTGCATCTTCCACCAGAATGGAATCGCCAGTACCCGTCTGCGTGATCCTGAGTGCTGGAGTGGTGGCGTTCACCACCATGACATAGCTGTCGCCTGCTTGTGCGGCTTGGATCTGCGGGACTGCTGTGTTGAGAAGAAGTGCTTCGTAAACAGCCATGATTTACCTCAAATTGGGTAGTATTCTGTTCCGTCACTCGTCTTGACGGATGATGCAACCGTGTAGTCAACCCCTGACCCATCCCTAACAGGCAGGCCAATCGTGTAATCCGTCCCTGCACTATCTTTCACAATGAACGGAGCGCCAGGGACAGGCACATAACCACCGAGTGATCGGAGGTTAGGCAGCTTCAGGTTAAGACCGAGCAACATTACAGCAGTCCAACAATGTTGCTGGCAGTCGTGTTGGTTGACCAGACCCGTCGAGCCATCACCGGCAGGATGACGCCAGCAGGGACGTTGTAGAAGATCACGCTTCCACCGCCGGTGTCGTTGATCCGCACGTTACCCGACCCGCCGATGTAGAGCGCACGAACTGGCGCAACCAGATCAGAGTCGGCAGGAGTGATAGCAATGCAGTTGACTGCACAACTATCGGGCGTCGTTGAGAATGGTGCAGCCATGTTAGACCTCTACCCACGAACTGGATGATGTTGAAGAATCTTGCCACAAGTTAGTGACCGGAACAAACGTCGTGCCGCTGCTGTCTTTGACTTCTCGCGGCACCACAAACTGAACAGCAGAACTCGATAAAACAATCAGCGAAGCCTGATACTGCACCCCGTTACTAGCCCTGACCAGAAAACTCGATTCTGTCGGGTCAATACGAGTCCAAACATTACTATCGCCTCGTATCTCTTGCCAGATCCCACCGCTCGTCGGCAGAGAACTGAACGGTACTTCAGAGAGCGCCGCAATCCCGAACATCAGAAGCCCACTTCAGTGGCAAAAATTCTCGCCACCCATCGAATCGTCTTGCTTGCTTGCCCCGTCACAGTGATGACCAATCCACCGTTTGTCGTGTCAGCAGACAGCGCCATCAGCCATGTCGATGCACCAGTGCTTTTCTCATAGTTCTGATAACCAGGACTCTTAAGAACTGTTGATGCAGCATTGGCACCGCGAACGATCAGCCCGTTGATAACATTGACCGTTATGTAATCCGTTTGATCCCAGCCAATCAGATCAATGTACAACAAGGCAGCAGAGTTGTTTTGCAGGATCAGTTGATTCGTTGCCCCAGCAGCACTGCTATTGCTACGCAACTTTGTCGCAGTGGCATTCGTGGTCTGCACCCCGACAATCAAACATCCAGACTGCTGCACCCCTGCCTTTGCTTCAATTGGGGTATCACTAGCAGGAGTGACTAGATAGCCAATAATCCCTCGAGTAGTGCCGTAAACACCACCGACCACAGCAGACACATTCCCTGACGCTACGTTGTCTGAGCCTCCGGCAACAAACGAGTAATCCCCAGACGCAGTATTTGCGCCACCGCTGGCAACATAAGCGATGCCACCGCTAGCAATGTTATTTAACCCTGATCCAACACCAGACCACAGCCCAGAAGCGGTATTGCTGATCCCACCACCAACGGACGAATACCCACCAGACGCGACGTTTTCCCGGCCCCCGCCAACCATTGCGTAATCTGCGCTGGCTACATTCAACCGGCCTCCCGCAACACCGCTAGAGATGTTGTTCGCTTGGTTATCTATGCCGCCGCCAATAAACGAACTGTTGCCTGTTGCAAAGTTTCCCTGCCCCCCTGCAACAGCACTGTATGAAGCGGAAGCCTTGTTGTCATACCCGCCAGCAAGAAAGGAGTAGTCGCCGCTTGCAACATTTGCAGCATTGAGCCTAAAACTAACTAAGTCAACAGCATATTGACCACGCTTATTACCACCAGCAGCCGTACCTGTCGGAACCTGTGCAAGCAGCGCACCAGCACCTTTTTTTACTAACGCAAGGTCGCCGTTAGTCGTGGTTACAGCAGACGTAAGACTTGCGACGTTTACCGTGGCATTAGGCGAGGCACTACTGATCGCACCCGTCACCGGCAGACTGTCAGTGCTTACCGACTTGCCAGCAGGGTAGGTGCAGAACACATCCTTAACGCCAGACCCAAACCCAACGAGACTTCCGTTGTTGCTGCTTGCAAGAACGGTATCTCGAGTGAGCGATCCGGCTCCGACCGTACCAATACCGACTTCCCAGTCAGCAGTCGCTTGGATGCAGTAATAGGTTGTGTTTCCGATCCCGATAGACGAGAAACCTTGATACCCCTGCACAGCACCCAGCAGGGAAATCGTCCCTGTTCCTTGGGTGGTGGTCGTCTCTTTGACGCGATCTTTCAGTACGAGCGCCATTATCGACTCACTCGCATTGTCAACGGTGATGCACTGAACTCAGCATCATCATCCGACTTCGTAAGACTGTTGATGCCACGCTGGTACAACGTCGCCCAGGTCTGCAATCGAGCGTCGTTCATGAGATACGGTTCAGCCTCGCCCAGCGAGCCATACAGCAAACAATCCATCGCGTTGGCAGTCCAGACGTTCGTCGTCTGCGTGCTCGAGAGGAAGGGTGGCGAGGCGTAATACAGCATATACAGCGTATACGCAGTGTCAGGGTAGGGTGCGAACTTGAACTCGTCTGCCAGGATCGTGTAGCGAGTTGGCTTGCCAGAGTACGTAGACTGAGCGTTGCTCGTAAACAATGACGGAGTGAGGTAGATCACCGGCTGAAGCGGGTCTCCGTCGATGTACAAGTCACGCATCTGAAGGAAGTCTGACGGTAGCTGCACCGTCGCATCACCGCTCGTGGTCAAGGTGGTGACGTTCTTCAGCATCTGACGGATGCGAAGTTCTCGACGTAAGCGAATCTCTGCCAGCCGAATGAAGTCAGGGATCTGGCTACTTAGATCGCTTCTTGCGAGATAGTTTGCGATTGCGGTTTGCAGATCGCTGTAGGTCGTTAGGGCCATGCTTTACGTCGTCCCATCCGAATGTCTTGACTCCGATATGCCCGATGTGCATCGACAATTCGTGGTCTACCCAGACAGGAATGTCGTTTTCCATGCAGCGGACACAGAAAGTGACGTCCTCCCCAATTACGTTCCCATGATCCGTCCAGATGATGTCAAACCAAGGACGGGGAACCTTCTCAAACACTTCTCTATTGACAAGGGTACACGCAAAACCGACCGCTGTCACCTGCTCAATTCCCTGCTTACCACGTGACTCAACCTTGTGCCACACCTGATACGGTTCGCCTTCAGGCTTGCCGTTCAGCATCTCCCGCTCAATCTTAAGATTCAGCGCGGTAGGAAGAATCGGCTCTCTCCTGGTCGTGGCATTAGTCCCGATCATCGACACTTGTCTTGACTGAAGAATCTCCAGCGCGTTAGCAGGAAACCGTTGATCCGAGTCAATCCACAACGTCTGATCTGCACCCCACTCCAGAGCCTCCGATGCCAGCTTCTCCCTTTGCGTGAAGATCAGCGTCCCAGGCATCTGCAACAACTGGATGTCGTTTACTCCACGCTTGGACTCGTAAGCACACAGCCTAGCAAGGTCGAAACAGAATCCAGACATCACCTCGTCCCGGCATGGGACACAGATTGCAACTTTCAAATATGCCCCGGATGAGTTCTAAAAAATCGGTTGTCAGGGTGGTTGAGAAAGGCTTTGAATGCCTTGTCATCAATAACTTTGAACCCTTTCAGGACACGCTTGCGATTTAAGTCGTCGATAACCGTCAGCGGCAGGGTCGCAACGTGCGTTGCAAATTCCTTGAACGTGCCATCAGAGTCGTTAAATTTACGCTTGTTGGCTTCAATGATATGAGAAACATCCTGTCTTGTTTCCAATATCACACCGTCGTCAGTTTCGTGAGCGACAGTAACAGAGCCTTCGTTTACTGAAAATAATTTTGGCATATTAAAAAGCGTCCCCATCCGAAGATAGGGACGCCCACTCAGTTAAGAGTTACAGCGCGGGATTTAGATCCGCAACGATAGCCGAAGCAGCTTCGTTCCGCATCTCGAGCGTAAACTCGCAAAGCAACTGCGTCTTTTCCGAGTCGCCGGTCTTTGCCAGATCATTCGTCTGGAACGGACGAAGATACGACAGAGCCATATACTCAGGATCAATCAGCAGCGCGTCACGGGTACGCATAAATCTATCAGGGACGATTGAAATTTGGCCGAAATCTCCCATATAAATTTCAGCCGCCCCGATAATCGTCGTCGGCTGGTCGCCAGGAGCCATGTAACGCTGGGCAGCGATACCGGCAAACGAGGAGACCTTCTGCTTCAGACCGGAACCAACAACCAGCATCGTCGGATTGCCACCCGAATCAAATACAGCAGCAATCTCGTCCTTCAGAAGCTGCTCGGTGAAAGTACGAGTTGCACCGTCCGAACGGGTCGAAACGCCGATAGTCGTCGGGTCAGTACCGGAAGTGCCTTTCGACGTATTGGTTTTCAGCCAGGACAAAATCGCGCCGAGTTTACGAGCAGACGATGACGAACCAGCATCGCGGCCTTGGTTGGCAGTGATGATGGTTTCCATGTCACGCTTAAGCTCAGACGAAGCGCGGGCAAGCTGGTATGCGCGTTCCGAACGGCGACCTGCCTTGTTAACTGCCTCGAGCGTGCCAGAAGTCTGTACAACCTTCTGAACGATCTGCGTGTAGTTACCAAGACGAACCGTCGGGCTGATCGTCGCGGAAACTCCATCGGCACCCTCGACTGCGGCATTCGCTGCGGTAGCGGCTGCAAGCGAATCAGTCTGCCATTCGTGAAACACAGCGGTCGCTTTAGTGCGAGCCAGAGTGCTCATGATCGGGGTTTCGGTCGGGCTGATGTCATAGATGACATCGATCAGGTCTTCTCTTTGGCCAATGGCCGTATGTGCGGTAAAGGTAGGCATGGTGAACCTCAGTAATTGAATCGTTCAAACAATGAAGCTGCATCCCTGGCTTTGCCAGACTTACGCAGCCGGTTTCGTTCCTGCTTCGCTGCATCAGACTCAGGGTTTGAAACCTTGCCAGTCCCGGGCTTTAGCGTCTTAGGAGCCTCGGCAACCCTCTTGGCTACCTCCGGCTTGTTAGACATCAGCTTGCGGTACTGAGCGGCTTCCCACAAAACCTGTACAGCGCGTGAGTCATAAACCTGATTGAGTTCGCCTTCCGTAAAACCGACGTTCTGTGCATACGAGCGAATATCCCGTCGGACTTCTTCACCCTTCTGCGGATCGGCATACTCTGGAATGGCTTGCTGTAGTCGGGCCTGCTGCTCGGCAAGATACTGCTGGAGTTGCGTCTGACGCTCCGCTTGTTGCTTCTCAGCAATGCGTTGCTTTTCAGCCTGAACTGCGGCTAGTTGCTTGTCTCGCTGGACAGACTCTGCGACTTTCATCGCGTAGCCAATCGGATCGGACTCTTTCAGTGACTCTAAATCTTCCGACTTGTTCTGCTCCGATAGAACCTTTTCAATCAGTTCCAATCGTTGAGCATACTGGTCTCGGAGTTGTTTGGCTTGCTCGACAGCGGCTTTCTCAGCTTCAATAGCCTTCCGCTGTTCTGCTAAAGCCTGGGTTTTCTGAGTGTAGTCAGTGCCAAGTTGATAACTCTTAATCAGGTCGTCCAACGAAACTTCGCGTTCCTCACCTGCGGCTTTCACCCGGTAGCGCGGTGTTTCCTCGACTTCCTGCTGCTCAACTACAGCCTCCGTTTCCTGCTGCTGTGCCTCGGGAGTGGGCTGTTCGCCTTCCTCCGGCCCCATCAAGCCTAGAAACGCATTGGCTGCACTGTTTACATCCAGCGGGCCACTTCCTTGCGGATTGGTGTCCATATCACCCCTTAAAGGATCTTCCAACGTCTACGCTTAATCTCGGCAGTATCAACAATCGACTGAAAGTGATTAACAACCGTGGTTAAGCATTTAATCATTTTATACGCATTTTCTCGTGCGTCAATATCTTGCTCGGACGAGTTCAGAATCAGGTCAATCTGCTCCTGTTTCAACTTTTCCAGTTCACCCCGGAAATAATCGTCTCGCAGTAGATTCGCCGCCTGCTCTGGACTCATCCCGGAATCTCGACGTTTTGCGTAATCCCAGCACCGACCTTCGCCGCTTTCAGTTGAGCCTCAACCGCAAACTCCTGCTGCTTCAGTTGTAGCTCTGCTGCGGCTTTCTCCCGAGCCAGTTGAATGTCGGCCTGCGCCTTCATCCGCTGAGTCTCAATCGCTGCCAGTGCCTTCTGTTGTTCGATCTGTATCTGGGCTTGCGCCTGAGCCATCATCGCGTCCAGAGCAGGATTAGACTGCTGTTGCGGAGGTGGATTGCTCAGTTGCTGGTCAAGCTCGGGTGGAATCTCTTTGAAGAACTCGGTTGAATCCTTCAGCCCCGCCGCCTCGATAAACCGTCCAAGTGTCGCCCGATACTGTCCGACAGAGACAAGCGGATTGGCAGGGCCGTATTGCTGGAGAATCTGCTCCTGCTTCGACAGGATCATCTGAAGCATTGCCATCTGCTCATTCTTCGATCCGGTTCCGAGTCCGACACTGATCGAAACATCGTACAAATTCGACCACTCTCGCGGATCCATCTCAACAAACTTGCCACGCATCCGAATCAGACGGGGCTTGTCTTGATACTTGCAGAGCAGATGCAGAATGCCCCGGAAAAGGCTCTTAACGCCCGTCTCAGCGAACAGCCGAGCGATTAGCTCCATCTTGCCAGCACCCGCTTGCATCGTCGCTGCTACAGCCGCAGCCGTGACGTTTTGCAGGATATTTGGGTCGAGACCTTGCGAAGTCTCAGACACCCCAGACCGCTTGGCTTGTACCGAGTCGAAATAGCCCAGCATCGGGTAAGCGGAACCAGTGATGTCTGGCACCTGAATCGGAGCAACTGCACCCGTCGATTTCGTCCTGACAACACCACCAGGAGTGACGTTCAGCAGGTCGTCTAGGTTCACCTGACCGTCAACAACCTGCATCCGAGCGTTGTTGATGAGGTAGAGGTTATCCAGCATTTGCCGAGTAACGGTGGACTTGATTAGCTGAATGTCCATCGTCCGGTCTGCCAGCGACTGACCGAAGAACTTGTGCGGAATCGGGATCGGGCAGATCACGTGGAATGGCACATAATCGGTAGGAATGTTGGCTTCCCGCCCGTCAGCGTAGGTCAGAATCGTGCTGTTGGAGTAGAAAATCTGACGGAGTTCTGCAATCCCATCCTCGTCGTAATCCACGTAAAGATAGGACTCGTAGACCTCGACCTCTTGCATTGACTCGTCGAGACTGTCCTGCTCATACGGTTCTTCACCAGGAGAGTATCGAGCGATCCGCTCCTCGGTAAAGTCGAGACTGTTGTAGACGGGAAGGCTGTATACCTCGTCCTTGTCGAACCCCATCTGAACAAGTTCCGACCGCGGCATCAGCCTGCGGTGCGCCATGAAGGGTGATTTCGTCTCACCAAACCGCGCCTTCTTGCTGACAATCAGTTCTTCGGGAGGAATGCAGTCAATCTGAATCCGGCCTGACTTGGTTTTCTTGCGGACGACAACATTGTGCGAACGGGTGACTTGATCGACAACTGTACCGTCCGGCATCTGCATCTGCGATACGGATTCTTCCGTCTCCTGGCCGACGATCTCCATCGTACCGTCTGACAGTAGTAGGACAAGCTCCGTGTCTGACAGACCGCGGTAGGTTTCCTCGTCTACTTCAATCTTTTCTTCCCAAACCGCTTTTACCGTCCCGGTCTTGGCAAGTAGTGCATCCTTGAACCAGTCATGCAGGATGGCAAAACCGTTGTTGTCTTTGGTAAACACCCAATTACCGTAGTCCGTCGCCTGATCTGCGCCTTCCTCATCGCCTGGGCCAACAGGCTCGTATCTGGCAATCTCATCGTTTGCAGTAAATACGCGAATGAGTTGCGGCAGTGCACCATCGATGACCTCTGCCACCTCGCCAGTGACGATCTGGCTGCGACCTTCTTGCTCGTTGCCGTAAGGGTTTCGCAGGTAGTAGTTAAGTGCTTCAGCACGTTCTTCCGTGGTTTCGCTGTCCAGCATCCCGATAGCATCGTCGATCTCTGCTTGCAGAATGCCGGTAAGAGTCCCGTTATCCATTTACCACCTCGCGCCTAAAATACTTCCGCTTCTCTGGGTCTTTTATCTCCAGTTCAGCGAGTTTCTTCTCAAGTTCAGCAACTTTGCGTTGAAGTTCTTCAAACTCGCGCTTCTGAACGATGAAACCTTGTGGCATTAGCATCAGACCACCCACCTTGTATTGACGTTGATCGGCTTCGACCAGGATGATGTTTCATTCAGACCGACTGCGAGATAACGGAATGCGTCCGATCCGTGGCTAGACCAATCGTGTAAGGGTCTATCATAAAAGACTTTCTGCTTTTCGTCGAAAGTCCGTCTGTAGTTCCGCAGGCAGTTCAACCCTTCGCTCGTTTGCGGGATGTTGAACCAGCAGCGGGGCAAAAGTCTGCGGACAGCTTGGATACCGTCATCCACCGATAAACGTGGCGCAATCGTGCAACTGAGGTCAGCCTGCTGTAAGACCTCCAATCGAGACTTTCCAGACCCTAATTCCCTAACCTGTACGTCATGCGGGACGATGTGCTCGGCCTTGTGCCAACCCTTGTTCCGCAGTTCTCGGACGTACCAATCCAGCCCGACCCCGTGGTTCTCAATGTAGTCTAGGAGTCTGACTTCTTGTCCGTGGACTTGTGCGATCCAGATCGAAGTCGAGTCGCCAATGCCGAGATCCCATGCAGCAAACGTCTTGCAGAGGTCATCACGAACGATAGAGCAGAAGCGACCTTCTCCCTCCATCTGATTAAGAATTTGCCCATAGTAAGCCCCCTCGACAGCAGCGTGGAATGAACACTCAAACTCTTGGTCGTACTTGTCGCGCCCCATCTCTCGCAGCGCATCGTCTAATTCTGACTGAGCAATGATCCCGGTCTGACTGGCGCGGAACTCTAGCAACTTCCACCCAGGTTCACCCTGTGCCCTGTTCCGCAGATCGTAGAAATGGTTTTGGCCTTTAGGTGTGCCGATAAACATTGCCCAGCCTTGACGGTCGGCTAGGGCAGGTCGGATCACTTCGTTCCAGATTTTGGGGTTTTGATCCCCCACCTCGTCCAGTACCACTCCGTCAAAGTAAGATCCGCGTAGTGAGTCGGGATTGTCGGAGCCGTACAAACCGATCCTGCGATCCCAGAAGTCAACACGCAGCTCTGAAATGTTTGGTGTGGCTCCCAGCGGACGGGTGTAGTGGAGCAGGTAGTCCCAGGCAATGCGTTTGCTCTGTGCATAGGTTGGCGCAATGTAAGCGAATCGTGGACGTTCTTTCTGGCACATCACCGCAGACTTTACCAACTGGTTGATGGCACTGACAGTCTTGCCTAAACGACGATGAGCCACTACCACCGTGAAGCGGTGATCGTCCATCGCCTGATGGATCTCAAGCTGTGGATCCCGCGGAGCGTAAGGGATTACGATTTCTCGGACGCCCATGTCACTGCCATTTTAAGCGGTTCGCCTTCAGAGTTTGCGTGTTCAACCACATTATGCTCGCGCCACCCTGCTCTAGTCTTTAACCAAAAGATCATCGCCGCGGTATTCCCTGCCTTTGCCTGCTGGAATAACGTCTGAGCGACAGCAGCGTTGGCCTCCATCCTGCCTTCCGTAAGCTCCTGCTTGTAATGCTTTGTCAGCGTGTCGTGGTCGATCTGTAGCTTGTCGGCAATATCAACGTAGCGCACCCCGACAGCGGAGAGCGTCTTGACTAGCCGACGATCCTCGTCTGACGGGCTATGCCGCTTGCCTTGCATTTTTTATGTCCGAAAGTTCATTAAATGACTCACCAGTTTCCTCAAGCGTAGCGGTCTTGCCGGTGAAGTCTTGCCAGCGCTTGACGATCACATCCACATACTTGGGATCGAGTTCCATCAGTCGTGCTTTGCGTCCAGTCTTTTCACATGCGATCAGTGTTGATCCAGAGCCACCAAATAAATCCAAGATGATCTGGTCTTTTTTGCTGCTGTTGTTTATTGCACGTTCTGGCAACTCAATTGGCTTCTGTGTTGGGTGGAAATCGTTGCGCTGCTCTTTTTTCAATTCCCAGACTGTCTTTTCATCTGTCGGGCCAAACCACTGAGGTGATGAACCATCTTTGTAAGCATAAATGCATGGTTCGCAGTTTGGTATGTACTGAGACATGAAAGCACCAAGACCAGATCGAACTTTGTACCACTGAATGATCGCTCTCAGTTTTAGTGGCAAATCAGATAATGCTGCAAATGTTTCGACGCTCTTTCCAGACGCATACCAGACATAAAACGCAGCATGCTCATGCGTGACAATGTGCGCTACTGACAATGCACCATAAAACAGGCCTGTCAGGTTTTCACCTTCTAATGCATCATTTTTGATCTGAGTGCGTTTTTTTGTATTGTGGCCACCTTCATATGCCACACCATAAGGTGGATCAGTGAACACCATGTCGGCCTTCTGGCTCGCCATCAGCGCATCCACCGCATCGATGCTCGTACTATCCCCGCACATCAACCGATGCTTGCCCAGCAGCCACACATCCCCCAGCTTCGTAACCGGATCAACCGGAACCTCTGGAACTTCATCCTCGTCCGTCAGCCCTTCCGTCAACTCTACCGGCATCAGCGCGGCAATCTCATCGGCTGAGAATCCGGTCAGGTCAGTGTCAAACCCTAAGTCTTTCAGGTCGGCAAGCTCAATCGCCAGCAGACTATTGTCCCAGTCAGCGTTCAGCGCCAACTTGTTATCGGCCAGAATGTAAGCCTTGCGCTGCATCTCCGTCAGATGAGACAACCTTACCGCGGGAACCGTGTTTTTACCTAGCTTACGAGCAGCCATCACCCTGCCGTGGCCAGCAATGATGCTGTTGTCGTCGGCTATCAGAACAGGATTGTTGAACCCAAACTCTTTGATTGACGCTGCAATCTGTGCAACCTGCGCGTCCGAGTGGGTTCTGGCGTTGTTGACGTAAGGTATCAGCGTCTCAATGCTGATTTGCTCTACTTGCATTCCGACTCCTGTCTGGGTCATCGGTTGACTTTACGTTGATCGCTGACGGATTAACTGGTCAACATCAGCGTTGCCTTTTTGCTCGGCAGTTGGAGCGAATAACGCTCGGCTTCTGCTGTCTGTAGTGTCTGGCTCGCACAGGTAATAGACTGCGAAACTGTTGCGGGTGACATCTGCTGGACAGGTTAGCGGGGCTGGTAATCCATGCCAACTGCCACGAGTGTCGAAAATTATAGCCCGATTGAACTTTGGTTCAACTGCTTTTACCAGTGTGTCGGGGTCTTTGTACAGTCCGAGATGGCCTCCCCACTCTGGCTTCCATCCTGGCGTCAGGTACACAATCAGGTTCAACCGTCGCTGTAGGTGGAGTTTCGGGTGAAGGTTGTAGTCCAGGTGGACGTTTAGCTTTCCTCCCCTACCGTGTTGGTGTAGCCCTCCACCGTGTAACCCTATGTCTGGCATGAGGTCTGCCTTGGTCAGCCGCTCCAGTATCTCT